ATAATTATCTCCGTATGCCTGAGCGTAAACCTGAATGGGTATGAAATACAGTAAAGGCGACATCTTCCTTGACAGAGATACACATAAATTGTATATTTTTGATGGGAATGAATGGTGGGAAATTGTCCCCGCATGTGAATTGAAAAAACCTGATTGGATTTGATTATGAGTAATTTTATTTGGGTTGAAAAGTATCGTCCCAAAACAATTGAAGATTGTATTCTTCCTGAGAATATTAAAAAGACCTTTAGTGATTTTCTAAATAAAGGCGAAATTCCGAATATGCTTCTTTGTGGTCCTCCTGGTGTAGGTAAGACCACCGTAGCAAAAGCATTGTGCAATGAATTGGGAGTAGATGTTTATGTCATCAATGGATCCGACGAGGGTAGATTCCTCGATACTGTCCGAAACAATGCGAAGAACTTCGCTTCGACCGTTTCGCTTTCGTCAGATGCTAAACACAAAGTCGTCATCATTGACGAAGCAGATAATACAGGAAACGATGTACAACTCCTCCTACGGGCGTTTATTGAGGAGTTTGCTGGTAACTGCCGCTTCATCTTCACCTGTAACTACAAAAACAAAATCATCGAACCCCTTCACTCCCGATGTGCAGTCGTCGAGTTTGGGATTAAAGGAAAAGAAAAAACCCAGCTGGCAGGATCCTTCTTCAAGCGTTTACAGGACATCCTGGATGCGGAAGGTGTACGATACGATCCTAAAGTCCTTGCCGAACTGATTAACAAACATTTTCCAGATTGGCGCCGAGTCCTCAACGAATGTCAAAGGTATTCGGTGGGCGGCGAAATTGACTCTGGTATTCTTGCATCCTTCTCTGACGTTACAGTAAATGATCTCATTAAACATCTCAAAGAAAAAAACTTCTCCGAAGTTCGAAAGTGGGTGGTCGCCAACTTGGACAACGATTCTTCTCTCATTCTTCGCAGGGTTTATGACGCCCTTTATAGCGTTCTACTTCCCAACTCTATCCCCGCTGCCGTTCTTGTTATTGCTAAGTATCAATACCAAATTGCGTTCGTTGCTGATCAGGAAATTAACCTCCTAGCTGCATTAACTGAACTAATGGTGGAGTGTGAGTTTAAATGAGTTTGCTTAAAATTGATAAGGCATCTCTTTATGAGATTCCTGTAAAAACAACTCCTGAAAATGTAAAAGAGGCAAATGAAGGTCTCTTTCGCGCCAAAATGACTGTTCCTGCTGCCGCAAAGCATTGTGGTATGACGCAGAAAGAAATGAAACTTACTTTTAGAGAGTATTTGAAGTATCATCCTAAAGATTATGAAAACAATGATTGATTTTGATTTCTCGATGGTTATTGGTGTAATTAAATACACTCGTTGCCTTCGTTTTGGTGGACAAAAATTTACAAGAACCGTATTTGTTGAAAAGGCAATTGAAAAAACTAGCACTTTAACTTACGTTGGATTGGATGACACTTTAGGGCACGATTTTATTCATAATAATGTCCGTTGGGAGGCAAAGGGAAAAGATAAATTATTTCAAACTGATGCTACTTTTAACACAAAACCAATAACGCTTAAAAATTTTCAAGGTAATGTAAATAATGCTTTTCCTGAAAAAAAGTTTGATCAAATGCTTTTAATTGATCAAATGCAGGGTCATTTTGGGGTAGTATCTTTTGAGAATGCATTGAAAAATTTTGATCCCTTAAAAAACGTTTCTAAATCTGGACTCAATATTGTGATTGATAAGAGGGATGTTCAGTATATTGCTAAGGGTGTTTTGCCCGCCCCTAAGAACCAAGTAAGAGAACTATATCATGAAATTGTTGATGAACTTTACAAATGGGAGGATGAATCTAATGAATGGTAATATGAAATCCCTGAAAACTCCTTTACGCTACCCAGGTGGTAAGTCCCGTGCTTGTGAAAAGATGGGACCTTACTTTCCAGACCTTCGCAACTATGATGAGTTCCGAGAACCATTTCTTGGTGGTGGAAGTGTTGCAATTTATATCACTAAAAAGTATCCCAACCTAGATATTTGGGTGAATGATCTTTACGAACCTCTTGTAAACTTCTGGCAGCAACTCCAGATGTTTGGTGTTGATCTTTCCAATGCACTTACAACTATTAAAAGTACTGCTAATACTCCAGATAAAGCAAGACAACTTTTCTTAGTTTCTAAGGAGAAGATCAATGATAAAGATGTGTCAAGTTTCGATCGTGCTGTGGCTTTCTATGTTGTTAATAAGTGTTCTTTCAGTGGTCTCACAGAAAGTTCTTCATTTTCAGAACAAGCATCTAACTCCAACTTCAGTCTGCGCGGGATTGAAAAGTTGCCTGGGTATTCTGAGATAATTAAGAATTGGCGCATAACTAATTATTCCTACGATTATCTAATGGATGGAGACAAGAGTGCTTTTATGTATCTCGATCCTCCTTATGATATTAAGGATAATCTCTATGGGAACAAAGGATCAATGCACAAAGGATTTGATCACGATAAGTTTGCTGCTGATTGTAATTCCAACAATATGGATATGTTGGTAAGTTATAATACGGACCAACTTGTAAAAGATAGGTTTAAGAACTGGAACGCTGCCGAGTTTGATTTGACTTACACAATGCGTTCTGTTGGTGAATATATGCGTGAGCAAAAACAACGTAAAGAACTCTTGCTTTTTAATTATGGAATTGAAGGACTGGTTAAACTCGATCAATCAGACGAAGCAACATCTGATTGACGAAGATCCTTCACTTGAGAAGGAATATGCTCCGTATATTATTAATCGTTGCCTCTCTGGGCACATTGATTGTATTATGTTTGCAAACGAAATGAATCGATATCATTTTCTCCCCAAAAAGATACAATATGACTTCTTTATAAATAGTCTGAGGAAAAAGAAGAGATTTTCTCCCTGGCTCCGTCAAGATAAAATCAAAGACCTTGATTATGTCAAACGTTATTATGGTTATAGTAATGAGAAGGCAAAACAAGCTTTGAGGATTCTTACTAAAGAACAACTTAATTTTATAAAATCGAAATTTGAAACTGGAGGAACAAAATGAGTGTCGTTCAAGAACCTGAAGTAAAGTGGGCGCCCGATCAAATGGTGGAAGTCATTCTGAATGAACCAGATGACTTTTTGAAAGTTCGTGAAACTTTGACCCGTATCGGAGTTGCTTCAAGAAAGGAAAAGAAAATCTATCAGTCTTGCCATATTCTACACAAGCAAGGTAGATATTATCTCGTTCACTTTAAGGAACTGTTTGCTCTGGATGGCAAACACGCAAACCTGACCGTGAATGATGTTCAGCGTCGTAATCGTATTGCCCAACTTCTTGCAGATTGGGGTCTAATCACGATTGTTGACCTGAAAAAAATCCAAGATATTGCTCCCCTGAACCAAATTAAGGTTCTTGCTTATAAGGACAAAGGAGAATGGATTCTGGAAACCAAGTATAATATTGGTTCTAAAAAGAAAAAGGTAGAGGATGCCGAATAAAAAGAGGACGGGTTTCCTACCCGTCTTTTTTTATAAAAGTATTATTATAAATACTTAAAAAGTATTTATAAAATGGACGCACAAGAACTTCGCAATCTTCAAGAAGCATATCTGGAAGTTTATCAACTTGATGAAGTTATCACAAATCCTGAAAGAAGAGCAAAACTTCGCTCCATAGCCGATAAAGAAGTTAGAAAGGGTGATAAATCAAAAGGAGAAAATCCACGCAGTAAGTATCATAATGAAAAAGGTAAGACAGCATTAGGTCTTCTTTACGGTAGAAGTGAAACTGGTTCAAAGGAAAATCCAGTAAGAAAGCGTGGTGGAACGAATGCTCCTGCTGATGAAAGAGTTGGAAAAGGACCTCATCGTGCTGGAAATGCGGCATATTGGGCGTCTGTTGCTGGTCCAACCAGAGATAGAGGAGCAGGAAACAAGGCAGCAAGACGAGCAGGTAAAAATGTTCCAAATTCAAGAGATGTTGATGAAAGTTATGATATTTACGACATCATCCTCTCACACTTACTTGATGAAGGATATGCTGAAACTCCAGAAGCAGCAGAAGCAATTATGGTGAATATGAGTGAGGAGTGGAGAAATAGTATTATTGGTTGATAAATAATAGTGCTTGTTTGTGGTTATTCAAGCAAAGAGATTTGGGGCAGAAATGCCCCTTTTCTTGTATAAATAACTATAACCACAAACAAAGCAGATGGAAAAGTATTACGTTTACGCTTATTTGCGTGAAGATAGGTATTCTCCTTATTATATTGGGAAAGGTTCTGGATTTAGAGATACAAACAAAAGAAAGTTGGGTTTGGCTCAACGACCTCCTGATAAAGATAGAATAGTAAGAATAAAAGAAAATTTAACGGAACAAGAAGCATTATCTTTGGAAGTGGAACTCATAAGATTTTGGGGGAAAAAAGATAGTGGTGGTGTATTGATTAATAAGACAGATGGTGGAGAAGGTACTTCTGGATCAAAAAGAAGTAAAGCATCGAGAGAAAAAACTAGTATGTCTATGAGGGGCAAACCTGCTTGGAATAAAGGTATGAAGTTTTCTCCCGGAACATTTGGAAGACCTGTTAAGAATAGTGTAGTAAAAACCACACTTGAAAAATAATACAAACTAATATAAATTATTAATGATCGCCTTATAGGGATCACACAATCAAACCTCGCTTTTAAAGGAGCTACCATAATGACTAACCTTACAAGGTATACTGCTGCGGATCTTCCTGCTTTGATGGAACGAATCACCCGCAATAGCATTGGAATGGATGAATACTTTGATCGTCTTTTTAATCTTCACGAAACTACAACGAACTATCCTCCTTATAACCTGATTCAAATAAATAATGTCGAATCCCATTTGGAACTCGCATTAGCAGGATTCAAGAAAGGAGAGGTAAATGTTTTCACGGAATATGGAAAGCTTTTTGTCGAAGGACAAAAAGCAGATGCCGAATCGGATAGGACGTTTATCCACAAGGGAGTGGCTAGCAGAAGTTTTAAACGAGCGTGGACTTTATCCGACGACACAGAAGTCCGCGAAGTCACATTTGAAGACGGACTTTTACGGATCGTACTTGGGAAAATAGTACCAGAGCATCATACTCGTAAGGACTATCTCTAAATAAAAGAAAACTTAACTGGGCGATGAAAACTTTTCAGCAGTTTATGGAAAAGGTAGGAGATTTTGGAAATCCTCCTTTACCAACAAAAGAAAATTGTTATGGTAAAACTGTGAAATATGCTATGGCTCCTGAAAAGAAAGTTTGTGCATTTAAGCGTAAAAGATAAATATAATTGAATATCGTCGCCGCAGGGGAGCAACTGGCAAAATCCAGTTGACGCTCCCCCATTTTTTTGCTATACTGGTAGGAGCACATAGAGTAAAATGTCGATTAAACTAGCACTCTTGAAGTCGGGTGAAACTGTGATTTCTGATGCTAAAGAACTGATTTCTGACGATAAAGTTTGTGGATATCTCCTCACAAACCCACATAAAGTTGAGACTCGTAGAACTGTTCTATTGGTTGAAGAAAATGCAAATCCAAGTGGAGACCTAGAGGTTTCACTATCACCCTGGATTGTTCTTGCAAAGGATACTCAGATTCCAGTCCCTCCAGATTGGATTGTGACCATTGTGGAACCAATTGATACTATTAAACAAATGTATGAGGAGAAAGTAAATGTCCAAAACAGTGAAGTGTCTTTTACTGAAGGTTGATAATGTAATCGTCACCGAAATTGAAGAAGTTCCTTCTGAACTTGGTGAACCTGATTGTCGCATTGTTAATCCTTATCAGATTAATGCTGAAGGTGAACTTACTCCTTGGCCAGAAGTTACTGACCAAAGAGAGATGATGATTCACTCTGATAGTATTTTGACTATCGTTGACCCAAAAGAAGAAATCGTTACGAAGTATCTTGAACTAACTGCCTGATGAGATTTTATACTAACGTTCAGATGGTCGGGGACCACTTCTTGGTTCGTGGTTATGAAAATGGAAAACATTTCATGACCCGTGAGAAGTTTTACCCGACTCTTTTTGTCCCCTCAAAAAAGAATACGAAATATAAAACCCTGAACGGTGAATATGTTGAAGCAGTTCAACCAGGAACTGTAAGAGAATGTAGAGAGTTTATTAAGAAGTATGATGGTGTAGAAGGATTTAAGATTTCTGGAAATGACCGATACATCTATCAATACATTGCCGAAAATTATCCAGAAGATGAAGTTAAGTTTGATATTAGTAAAATCAAAGTAACTACTATCGATATTGAGGTTGCATCAGAGAATGGATTCCCTGATGTAGAAAGTGCTGCTGAGGAAGTGCTGCTGATTACGCTTCAAGATTATAATACGAAACAGATTCGTACTTGGGGTCTTGGTAAATTCAATAATCAGCAAAGCAATGTAAAGTATCGTTCTTTTACTAACGAATATGATTTGTTAAATGACTTTATCAATTGGTGGATGATTGAGGAGAATACTCCAGAAGTCATCACTGGTTGGAATAGTGAACTGTATGATATTCCATATTTGGTTCGTCGTATAGACCGTGTTCTTGGTGAAAAATTAATGAAGCGTATGTCTCCTTGGGGGCTAGTGACTGAGGATGAGATTTACATTTCTGGTCGTAAAAATATCTCTTATGATATTGGTGGTGTGAGTCAACTTGACTATCTCAATCTTTATAAGAAGTTTACTTATAAGGCACAAGAATCTTATCGCCTTGACCATATTGCGAATGTGGAACTTGGGCAGCAAAAGTTGGACCACAGTGAATTCGATACTTTCAAAGATTTCTATACCAAGGGATGGCAAAAGTTTGTAGAATACAACATCATTGACGTAGAACTTGTTGACCGTTTGGAAGACAAGATGAAACTGATTGAACTTGCGTTGACGATGGCGTATGACGCTAAAGCAAATTATGCTGATGTGTTCTCTCAGGTTCGGATGTGGGATACGATTATCTACAACTATCTGAAAAAGAAGAATATTGTAATTCCTCCGAATGTAAGGTCGGATAAGGATTCCAAGTATGCTGGTGCTTATGTAAAGGAACCGATTCCTGGTGTTTATGATTGGGTGGTGAACTTTGACTTGAACTCGCTGTATCCTCACCTGATTATGCAATACAATATCTCACCAGAAACTCTTTTGGATGAGAGGCATCCGTCTGTAACTGTAGATAAAATCCTTAATC